AAAGATAATCAATTCTTAGAGGTTGAGTTTGCCAATCGTGATGTGGACGTGTTGCCCGTTGAATCTCCTGAAGTTATTGTCACCCATAGGACGGTTGACCCGCTTCTGAAGGTCAGAACGGCCTTTCGTGCTGCCTGGGCCAGAATGAACGCAAATCAATGTCTTGTCATAAAGTTTGAGATAAAGCCGATTTATTTTGGGGAAGATAAAGAATGACAGACCAAAAAGGCCAATCTTTAGTTGAGATGGCAGTCATTACCCCGCTTTTGCTTTTTATGTTTCTCGGACTATTTGAGGTTGGTTATGTCCTGAGAAACTATCTCATTATTATGACTACTTCACGGGAAGCCGCCCGTTTCGCCACAAAGCCTGACCGTATGATTGTGACTGATACGGACGCTATCGGCTATGAGGAAATAGTCCGGCACAGCATCAATTCCGCTGCCGGACAGTTGCAGAATGAATTGTACCAGCCCGGCGAATCCGGCCTTGTCATCTCCAATATTGTCGCAACCGTGACAATGACAGATTGCGAAAATAATACATATCACGTGATTTATCCCGGCGAATATGGCCGGGAAGATTTGAGCTATAGCACGGCACCAATGTATCAAAGCCGGATTGACTGGCTGAGTGAAGCGCAAAAGGTTGGGGAGCGACATAGGAATATAGCCTGCCGGTACCTGGATGAAAACGGGCAGCCGTTGGGCATACCTGATGAACACGTGGTAATTGTGGAGATGTTTTACACATCGCACCAGTTGTTAGGTGTGCCGTTATTGAGCAATTCATTGACTGACCCGATCCCGCTGTATTCGAAAACGGAAATGCGGCAGGTGACGGGAAGGGATTAGAAGTGGTACAGGGTGGTATAGGTGACTCAAATCAAATGGAATAACACAACAATCAAATTAGGCGACCTTGTACCGTGGGAACACAACCCGCGCTATAGTACCGAAGTCCAGGCCGAGCGGATAACCGATAGTCACCGTGTATTTGGGCAGGCTGAGACATTGGCAATTGACGCCGAAAATAACGTCCTTAATGGACACCAGCGCCTTAATGCCTGGCTTGCCGAATATGGCCCGGATTTTGAGATTGACGCCCGAAAAGCGGACAAGGTTTTTGATGAAGCCGAAAAGCAAGCCTTTACCGCAATGCTTCACGTCGCCGCCGTTGGCTCGTGGAATTTTACCGAGATTGCGAATTGGGGATGGGATGCCGATGAGTTAGCGAGTTTTGGGTTTGATGATTATAAGATTAAGGAATGGCATGATAATGCGTTTTCGTTGGAAGAGTTGCGGGGGAGTAACAGGAAAGAAGAGCCGGGGGAGGATACGGAGCCGCAGATAGACAAAGCGGCTGAATTGCAAAAGAAGTGGAAAACGGAACTTGGGCAATTGTGGCAGCTTGGAGAGCATAGGTTGATTTGTGGAGACTGTACGGATGAGGCTGTGGTTGAACGGGCGATGGGGGGAGAGAAGGCAAATTTGCAATTAACAGACCCACCCTATGGCATAAACTTGCCTGGCAATGCCAACCGGTTTGGCATTGCCACTGATAAATCGAGAAAATCAACAAAGGAAGAATGGGACAAATCAATACCAGACAAACAGGCGTTTGATAATATTTTTGCCACATCGAAAAACCAAATAGTATTTGGGGCAAATTATTTTTGGGAGTATTTCTATTCTAGCCAATGTTACATTATATGGGATAAACGGGGCGATATGCCAGATGTGCCTTTTGCTGATACAGAATTTGCTTGGACTTCTTTTGTAAAAAAACCAAGCGTAAAATATACAGTCATCAATCACGGCTTTATAAGAGACGAAAAAGAAGACAGATTACATCCAACACAAAAGCCATTAAAGTTATGGACTAATATTTTGGAGGATTTTTCAAAGGATAGTGAATTGATAGCAGATTTTTTTGATGGTTCCGGCACCACAATCATAGCCTGCCAAAACCTTAACCGCCGTTGCCGAGCCATAGAAATTGACCCCGGTTATGTCGCCGTATCTCTTGAAAGATACTTTCAACATACCGGAATCAAGCCCGTCCTAATCAAGTAATTATTACAAATCTTTTTACATTTATTTGCATAACTGGTTGCATAATGGCTAAGAATAGAACGCCAACACAAATAGAACGAGATAGGCGCAAAATATCCGAATTGTACCTTAAGGGTTGGATACAAGAGGATATTGCCGAAGAGGTAGGCTTAAATCAGTCTACCGTCAGCCGTGACCTTAAGGCTATTCAAAAGAAGTGGCAGCAAGACACGCTCTATGATTTTAACGAGGCTAAAGCACGAGAACTTGAGCGCGTTGACGTTTTAGAGCGCGAATACTGGCAGGCGTGGGAAGTTAGCAAAGATGATGCCGAGACAATACGACAAGAGGGAACGCCAAAACAATTAGAAAACGGGAAGACTATACCAACTCCAAGCAAAATTGTTAGTACAAAAAAAGGACAGACGGGTGATCCACGATATTTGGCAGGCGTGCAATGGTGCATTGAAAGACGCTGTAAAATATTGGGGATTGATGCGGCTATCAAAAGTCAGAGTTTTAATCTTGACTTGTCCAACTTAACAACCGAGCAATTAGAACGATTGGCAAATGGTGAAGATGTATACTCCGTCATTGCAACTCCGGGCGCAGGCTGAGTTAGAGCGGCGGCGGCGGGCAACTCAAGAGGCCGGTGAGTTATCTAGGCAATGGGACAAATGGCTCAAGGCATTATTTTCTAATCTCTTCACGGCCCCTTTTGCGGATCGCCATAAGGAATTCTGGCAATGGATTGAATCTGTTGAGTTAGGAGCCAAGCCAGACCCGTTTTTTGCTATCTGGGGACGTGGCGGTGCCAAGACAACGAATTTTGAAGCCGGGGTTGTCCGATTAGGCGCAAAGGAAGCTAGGAAATTTTGTCTTTATGTTCGCGGGACACAAGATAAGTCCAACGAATCCGTTCAAAATATCTCGGCAATGTTGGAAGGTGTTCGTTTCGGACACTATTACCCGCAGATGGCAAGCCGAAAACTTGGCAAATACGGACACAGTAAAGGCTGGCGAGTTGATACCCTGCGGTGTGCTAACGGATTTAGCGTGATTGGCCTAGGGCTTGACGCCGCCGTTCGTGGCATTAAGATTGAGGAATTCCGGCCTGACTTAATTATCTTTGATGATATAGATGATGCTGAAGATACGCCGAAGGCTATATCAAAGAAGATTAACACGATTACTAAGTCCATTTTACCAGCTGGCTCTAACGACGTAGCCGTGCTGGGTGGTCAAAACTTAATTCACGCCAATAGCATCTTTTCAAAGATTGCAGATGGTACAGCAGAGTTTTTGTATAACAAGATTGTAAGCGGCCCCCATCCGGCAGTTGAAAACTTGGAGGTAGAACGCCAGGCGGATGGTACTTACAAGATAGTTGGTGGTGAGGCCACCTGGCAAGGCCAAAATCTTGAGGTATGCCAAAACCAGATCAACGAATGGGGCCTGACATCGTTCTTACAAGAAGCCCAACACGAGGTTGACGAGTCCGGTGGCGTATGGGATCACATTGAGTTTTCACACATTGACTTTGACGACGTACCGGACATTGTCCGGGGCTGCGTATGGTGTGATCCGGCAGTCACAAACACAGACGAAAGCGACAGTCACGGCGTTATAGCTGACGGGATGGGAGAAGACGGTAAAATATACCGCTTTTATAGCTGGGAGGGGCAAACTTCACCTGACGATGTGTTGAGGCGGGCCATCCTAAAGGCTATTGAACTTGGTTTTGAGGTTGTTGGCGTTGAAACTGACCAGGGCGGTGACGTGTGGCGTTCGGCGTACCTGAAAGTTATTAGGGATTTACTGGATGCAAAGAGAATCAAAGAAGATGATCGAGTGCCAACATTTAGAGAGGCCAAAGCCGGGGCTGGACATGGCAGCAAGGTACACCGAAATAGTCTGATGTTGGCTGATTACGAACGCGGTAAGATGATACACGTTAACGGTACTCATAAGCAGTTAGAAAAATCATTGAAGCGATTCCCTAAAAAACCCCTAGATTTGGCTGATGCGGCTTATTGGGGGTGGGATTATTTGGCTAGAAGGGGTATAGGATTTGGATAACAAAGATCAAAAACCGGCAACTTACAAATTTGACTTCTCTAACCTCACCGCCCTTGATGCAGCAAAAGTTGCTAGTAGTGACAATTGGCGAATATGTGAGGTTATCAATTCTTGCGTTGATGGCGGATTGGCAAATTACAAGCCGGATGAATTACCAGAGATAGCCAAGCAGTTTGCTCAAAGATACAGTGATGTGTATATGAGTCCGATAGCAAGAATAATTAACGGGTTAGGGACTAAAAAATGACACACTACAAAATGCACGAAACCTATGATTTTGTCTATGCCACAATCCCAATGCCGGTTCCCCGCCAGCATCGCCCCGGCAGTATCGTAACCATCACCGAAAGCGGTAATGTTGTTGCCCGTGTTGAGGTAGTAGAGACGGACGAGGCTGGCTATCGTGGCAAGGTTATTAACACGTTTGGTCACAAGCGGGGGCCGTCTGAGTTTAAGGAGATGCAGGTGGCATGAAGGACTACGGTACAAGTAACGTGAACGTGTATAACCCCAATGGACAGGCGGCAAAGTTGCGCCCCGTCTTGACATCCCAACGCATTGCCGAAATACACTCTGAAATCAGGCGACATAATATTGCTATTTTATACCTAGTTGCCGAATTAAGAAACGGCGAGAAACCGGAGAAGATAACCATAGGGGGCGAATCTGACTAAGTTGTGGTATAATAAATAGTAAAGCAACGGCTCACCGGCAAAGCCGCACAGCCCATTATATTGATGGGCTATTTTATTTTGAAAGGTTAACGCAATGGCTAAACAAGCAACAAAGACAGTGCAGGCAGATGATATTAAAACCAAAGACTTAACCACCAAATCAGCCCCTGAAAAATCTGCAAAGGCCAAGCCAAGCGGCAAGGGTAAATTCTTGATTCTAGTTGGTCGCCTCTATCTGGGCGAACAAAACCGGCTGGTAGATAAAAAAACGGCGTTGCCATTTGATAGTCTAGAAACCGCAAAGGCCCACGCCGTTAGTGTTTTTCACGATCACTATGAACATAAATACCGGGTGGTTCCTGCTGCCCAATAGGAGGGTTAGGCTACTATGGCAAAACCCATCACCATTGACATCAAACAACTGACACGCCGATTCCGGGCAGCCTCTAGCGTATTTCGTCACGGCTATCCTCGGCAGATGTTGCCTACTAAGGCATCTCCGCTTATCTGGCCGGACTTTCGCAATGAACAACCCCAATGGCAAACGGTTGACATACAAGGCTATGTTGAAGAAGGATTCAATCTCAATAGCCTTATCTATTCGGCTATTATGTACAAGGCCAGGGCGTCTATTATTGCCCCCCTACGGGCTTATTTAGGCGACCCCCAAAAGCCGGAATTGGCTCCCGTTGACCACGAATTATCACGGCTAATTGCCCGGCCTAATCCCCATCAGTCGTGGTCTGAATTCCAGGGATTGAATACCGTCTACGAGAACATTGCCGGCAACTGTTACATCTTTATGGACCGTGACCGGGAAGGCAATGTCGTAGCAATGTGGAGCCTGCGTCCTGACCGGGTGTTTATCATTCCCGGCAAGCAAAAGGTTGATGGGCAATGGCAGTCCACAGTATTGGGCTTTTTGTATGTGCCGGAAGGTCGTTCCAAGTGGCTTGAATGGGACAAGGCTGACCAACGCCGGGCACTTAAGGAGGGGTTAGCCTTTCCGATTCTGGTTCAAGATATGATGCACGTTAAACTTCCCAACCCCGGTGATCCGTTGGAGGGGATGGGTTATGGGTTGTCGCCTTTATCACCGGGGGCGCAGAGTGCCGATGTTGATAATTCGGTGACTAAGTTTCTCAAGATATTCTTTGATCAGGGTGTTATGCTTACTGGCG